CCAATGTTTCCTGTATTAAATCCACCAAATCGTGGCATTAGCTTCACCCATGTGTTGAGATATTGTTAATATTTATGGGCACAATTTCACATGATTTTAAGTAAATATGAACATGAAATTAACAGAATTCACACACAATACACTCTTGCAAGAGGGTGGCAACATTTTTAAGACTCCCACAGGCACAAGTGCTACCACAAAGATTGACCGTGCAGACATTGTGCCCACACTGCGCATTTTGGAACCAGCATTGCAGATCCCCTTGGTTGTGAATGTGTTGGGTAGTGCAGGAAAGAAAGCTGTGAGTGGGGACATTGACATAAGTGTGGATCCTGAGCAGATCACTAAAGACAAGCTGATCCACAAACTCACTCAGTGGGTGCATGATGTGTATCAAGTGGATGGTGCTGCATGGGTTAAAAAGAGTGGCATCAGTGTGCACTTCAAGATGCCCATCAGAAACGATCCTAAAAAGGGATTTTGTCAAATTGACTTTATGTTTCACGGTGGCGGAGATCCTGAAACTGAGTGGATGAAGTTCAGCATGTACAGCGCAGGAGACGCAAGTTCATACTCTGGTGCTGATCGCAACATGCTCATGAGTTCAATTGCCAAGGCACAAGGAGTCAAATACAGTTGGCAGAAAGGCCTCATACGCAGAGAAGATGAAAGTTTGATCAGCAGAGATCCTGATCAGATTGCTAAAAAATTGCTGGGACCTCAGTTTGACCATACCGCACTATTGAGTGTGGAAACCATTCAGCATGCACTTGATCAAAGACCAGAGGTCAAAGTCAAATTAGACCAGCTAGCTCACTCGCTGGAACTGGATACCACACCTGAGGGTGTACAGATAAAACCTGGTCAAATGAGGGTTAACCAGGAAGAGGCTGATCGCATCCGTAGGTTGGTGCCTTAGTTGGTTTTGGCTGCATAATTGGGGTCAACAGCATCTGCCTCAATCCAGTCAAACATGAGGTCAAAGTCTGGCACCAGTGTAGGCAAGGGTGTCTTTGCGTGCCAGTTGTATGACACACTCACATGTGGAATATAATTGGCAAACTTGTGATTTATGCCAGAGCGGATCAAATGGGCATGCATACTCATGCACTGTGGGGAATCCAGTTTCAACACCAAGCTACTGTTGCCCAACACTTCCCAACTCACTGGCTTGGTGATCACATGAGTTTCTGTATTGTTAAGTTTGAGTAGATAGGGTTCTGGTCTCATGGTGCTGATCAAAGTCAAGTGCATGTGTTCCGGATTCATGCATGGTATGCCATGTTGTGCACACCATTCTGATAGCTTGTGAGCATGAGTTTGATTCATGTGTAACATGACTATGGTGCCCAAATCACTTCGTGTGGACTCTTGCATGGGGTTAAGCATCATGCCCTTTCTAACTTGTGTGTATAAATCTTGAGCCAGCTCATCCGACAGACCCACTGCTGCTTTAAATTTACTAAAGTCCCCTTGTGTGGCCAACTTTCTGACCAAAGTCCCTGAAATACCTTGCACACCTTTGGCATTTGGATCTCTTTTACCAGCACTGACCATCTTCCAGGTCACAGGCTCTCTTTTATATTTGGTGCGTATGGCTTCACTGTTCCAGTTAGTAAGCATTTTGGTAAATAATGGCACATCAGGTTCGCCAGCCACCATGGTGATGTCTCTGTAGCCTTGATTATACAACCAATCCATGGCCAACAAGGGTGTCTTAATAGATTCAAACTGTGCACCTGATGCTAGGTGACTGGCATATACAGGTATTATGGATTTGATAAATTTCATCTTAGTGTGCCAATCTAGCGGATTCTCTACAGGCTCCTGCTTGTGACTTAAGAAAATCCAGTAATCATCATTGCCTGCCTGGGCAGCCACCTTGTCCATGAGCTTTTTATGCCCTCTTGTGGGTGGGTTCATTCTACCAAATGCGAACACCACTCTGTGAGGAGAATGTGACTCTGCAGAGTCGGCTGTTTGCTCGGTGAGGGGTGCATCCTTTTTCATGAACTGTGCACGGTTAACCAACTTGATGATGCCTTTGGGTGTCACACTCACAAAGCCTTCATGCCCAGGTACATCATGCAAATCAGCCTTCACTTTGTCACCCACAGTGGCATCCATCTGCTGCTTGAGATCCAGTTTGATATCCACCAACAGTTGCACCATTTGCCACACTGTGTTGTAGGCCACCACATTCTGTTCAATCCATGAGAGCATGTTTTCACGTGCCTTCTGGGTCACTTTGGCCTTTTCACTCATTATGTATTGGAAAAACTGTTCACTAGCATGGCTGAAATCTGTATCCCCTTCTCCTGCTTTGTGAGCCAAAAAGCTTTTCATCACCATGGGCAGACCTTTTATCTGCCTGTCGCTCAGGCTAACAGGATTTAGGAATTCATTAACCTGAGCACCTTTACTCTGTATCAACTGTTGTAGTTTTTTCTTTAAGCCTGCATCCAGCTCAAATGGTTGTGCAAACTGCATTTCATGTGGCACAACCACCACTTGGGTAGTGCTTTTGATTCCCAGTTCTCCAGGGTCTCGTAATGCTTGTGGCTCTGCATCTTGTGGTGAATCGTACATGCTGTGAAACACAATACCCACTTGGCTCATGCCAATCTGTTTACCCAAATCGCTTGACACAGGCACTTGATATTTGATCTTGTTGGGTTGGAACACATATGCACCATGTTGTTCCGGTGGTGTGTGAGTCCACAACAGATCACCTTGCACAAACCCCTGCAAACTGTGGGGTATAACCTGCTTGAGTAGGGGATACAGTTGTGCAATCTTATGGGCATATGACTGTCTAGCTGCTTTAGCTTGTGGAGTATCCAGCTTGATCTTGCGATTCAGGATCATGCGTTCCAGATCTTGAGCATTTGTGGTCAAACCATCATACCCTTTTGCACTAAAGCCGGCTTTGTCAGTGAGCATGAATGCACCGTCTCGCCAACCGGCCACAAGTGCGGGGCTGCCATCCCATTTTATACTCACTTGTTCAGGACGTTGTGCACTCAGCTCTAAGATCTTCAATGCTTGTTGAGCACCTTTGGCCCCTGAATCCCAGATTAAATCTTCTGGGTGCTCAATTCTGGCTTTAACTTCCAGCAGTAGTTCATGGGGTTCAAACAAGTGCGATAATTTCATAAGATGGGTCCACAGAATTTTGGTATGTGTATTATATTTAACTAATGCATGTGACCATTTTGACAATGAAAATTCCGGTACACACACTTGACTTAACTTTAACTAATAGTAGGCAAATGAGCATAGCACCCGCACCCAAGATCAAATACCTCACCAATAAAGATTTGTTGGCTGCCATCCATGAGAGTAAAAACACATATTGTGAATTTGATCATGTGAAATTTAGTCGCTATGACCTGATAGTGAGCAGTCTGGAAGGTGTCACAACAGAAATGTTAGAGGCAGCCAGAGCCAAAAGACTGTCAGACACCCTGGCTGAAGCCAAAAAGGACAAAAAGGCACCACCACCCAATTTGAGTGTGGATGACTTTCCCTTAGATGAGATTGTGGTACGTCGCATGACTTTTGAACACATACCATTCAATGTACTAAAATTTGACAAAGCAAAAACACCCAGTGAGCGTCATATCAGATGCCCATTTCCACCCTTCAAACATTATGTGTGCAGAAATGGTGCGTGGATGTGCGTGGGTCAAAGTCATTCCCGGAATGGTGAATTTTGTATCACACATGGCAAAGTGACCAACAGATTGGGGGCCATGTGGATGAAGTTGGTGGACAGATATGGTCATCGTGGTAACTGGAGAGGTTATTCCTATCTGGAAGAGATGAAAGCACAATCCTTGCTGCAATTGAGTCAAGTGGGTTTACAGTTTGATGAGAGTAAAAGTTTGAATCCATTCTCATATTATACAAGTGTTGTGAGCACTTCATTCCTCAAGATACTCACCACAGAAAAGAAAAGTCAAACTATCAGAGACGATTTGTTGATCATGCACAATCACATGCCCAGTCACACACGTCAAACTGAAGATTCCATGACTCAGAGGCAAACCATGGAGGGACCTGTGGATACAGATCCCACGTTACTGGGTGCTACACCCACTGGTGCATGACCATATCCTTATCATGTGCCTGTTGATTTAACCCATGTGAGACCCTTATAATCACATATACCCAGGGGTGACTTCACAATCATGCAAATAACCACAAATGCTATCACAAACACTGTGCCAGCAATGGATCTTTCTCAAGTGGATCTAACCCACACTGTGGTGATGACCGATCTACATCTAGGTTTGAAAAACAATAGCAAGCAACACAACGAATGGTGTGTGCAATTCATTCAGTACATGATTGAACAAGCCCAAGCTGAGAACATCAAAACCTGTTTGTTTTTGGGCGATTGGAGCCATAACCGTAGCTCAGTGAGCGTGGTCACACTCAATTACAGCTTGCAATGCTTGCGAATGTTGAGTGAAGCTTTTGATAATGTGATCATGATCTTGGGAAATCATGATTTATATTTCAGAGACAAGCTGGACATGCACTCTATTCCGTATGTGCAGGAATTTGACAACATTCACTTGATCACAGAAATTACCACACAAGGTGACTGTGTGTTTGTGCCCTGGCTGGTGGGCGACCAAT